CACCACCCTGTAGAATGCGAGAAAGATCTGCGCCGCTGATGCTGCCGACAGTGCCAGCCAACTGACCTTGACGAGCAAGATCGGCCTGAGCAGCGCCGAGCGCCTGACCGTAACCCTGCTGTGCGGCTTGAGACTGAGCGTTGAGGATAGCTTCTTGCGTATCCCGCAGGGCGCGGGAGCCAAACTCACCCATACGGCTAGAACCGAACTGACCCGCCTTAACAAACGTGTCTGCCACGCCAGGCAGCAAGTTCTCTTGCAGGTTGCGAGCACCTTGGCGAGCGATGACGTCAAGAACCCCTTCCTGATACGGCGACATGTACTCGCCGACCTTAGACGCAGTGCTCTGGGCCGAGGCTTGTAGGTAAGGGTTAGCAGCGGACAAAGCCCGCTCAGCCAGAGACTGAGCCGTGCTCATACCGGCCTGACCCATGTAGGGTTGAGCTGCGCCTACAATGTCTTGAGAGGCTGCGCGATTGAGATAAGGTTGGGCAGCGCCAACAGCGTCAATACCCATAGCACGGTTAAGCGCGGGTTGAGCCGCAGCGACGATGTCCATGTTAGAAGCGCGGCCAAACAGGTTTTGCCCTGCGTCAAGGTTCGCGCCGACAAGATCTTGACGGAGGAACCTACCCTGCTCGGCTTTCAACGCGTCTGCGGTGCCTTTGCTACCAAAAGCCTCCATACCCGCTTGAGCGCGGTCCATAGCACCTTGGTAGAAACCTTGGTTGGCTTGAACTTGCTCATAAGCCTGCCTTTGCAAGGGAGATAGCTCCGCCACCGTGGGTAGAGTATATTCTTCAAATGGCTTATTGGCTATGTTCTGCGCAACCTGAATCTGGTTGTAAATAGCGTCCTGCATCCACTTCGGAGTCTCCGTGGATGAAGTAACGTAAGAGGTCGCTGTCTGCGGCGTACCTTGAAACAAGCTGCCCATGTTATGCGACCTCCCTCAGATAAGCAAGCGGTGATTTAGCGTTCGGACTGAATTTACCTTTAGCGAGCGCCTTACCTTTGTGTTTGCGGATGTTTTTACGCATTTCTTCCCAGCGTTCAGCACCCTTTTCAACGGAACCGTCACCCAACATAGCGGTAATTTCAGCGTCCATGACGAATTCACCGTCAGAAAGTTTAGCGTTAATCGTGTCATCGCGACCTGAACCTGAGCCGCGAGCGAACCGAGCAACAGCACTCAACGGACCACCCTGATACATACCCGGTGGTTGCGGTTGGGCTTGCGGTTGCACATTATAATTGCCCCCGGTAACAGTTGGCCAGTTTCGCGCCATGAATTGGCTGAGGCTCTGGTTGTTAGCCGCAGCATCACGTTGCAGCTTTTCCCAATCCCATGTGACTGACGGACGGTTAAAATACTCTTGCTGCTCAGGTGTCATCTGCTTAACCGCCTCTTGAACGGCGGGCGGGGCGGATGACAGCGCCTGAAGCGCCGTAGCACCAAGAGCCAAGGTGCCGAGCGTACCCATACCACCTATACCGCCCCTGCCACCGCTTGCGGGAGCCGTAGGCTGACCCGTGGTTGTGGCCGGAACAGCACCTTTACCCGTGATCCTATCAAAGAATGAAGGTTCATTAGCTTTCCATTCAACCGCATTAGTTTTAGCGTTGAATTGGTAACTGCCGGGTTGCGGTACAAGGTCGATTTGACCCGTCGTAGTGTTCAGCTGGTAGACACCGGGCTTACCGTCAACCGTTACGCCGGTAGAACCGGGCACGTTTTTAACCTGACCGGGCATGTTAGGATCTAACGTCGCAGCTTCACCCGGAGCAGTTTCAGCCTTTTTAAGCGTTTGCAGAACACTTTCAGAAGGCTTGTAAGTCAAACCGCGAGCCAAACCGGACGCCGCGCCTGCCATAGCAGCGGTTTTCGGGTCGTAACCGACCGTGATACCTTGACCGAACGTGCGACCGGCTTGCTGAACACCCTGTTGAAAAGCTGTCGGAGCGTTGACTGTGCCAGCGAGTTCGCCGATAGCGCCACCGAGCACACCTTGGCCGATACCGCGCAGCACACCCTGACCCGTAGCCGCACCAGCAGCACCGCCGATGAGACCGCTACCGAGCACAGCCTGACCCGTGTTACCGAGACCCAAGCCAAGAGCCTTATTAACACCGCCGCCGACTACGCTACCCAGACCACCGCCTGCTCCACCCATCAAAGCGCCTTGCAGCACGTTGCCGCCGCTCAACGCAGATGATGCGCCGCCAATAACAGCGCCGCCGATAACAGCAGCGCCAACACCTGACGCACCCAGAGCCGCACCAATAGCCGTGCCGACACCCGGTGCGATAATGCTCAACGCGATTGGCAACACAGCGCCAAGAATCTTCTTGAAACTTTTGTACTCACGCAAACCGGTGTTCGGGTTAACTGTGCCCTGCCCGCCCATGCGACGAAGGATCTCAGCTTCACGCCGGTTAACATGCACAAGTTCAGTGTCGCCGCCTTGACCGCCGGTTTGCAGCTTACGTCCTGCTACAGACAGACCGCCGCGAGAAAAACCGCGCTCACCAAGGCGGTCTTGCAAACCGTAAAAAGCAACAAGCAGGGAAACAACGAACACTTGATCAAACTGCTCAGGCATCATCCCCGGCTCGATGATACCGTCCTGAATGGCCGCAGCGAGCACTTCTTGATACTTATCAGGGTTCTGAAGAACAAACTCAAGCAGGGCGATTGCTTCGTCAAGATCTTCCGGCACGATGGGCATCCGCGCCACCTGCTCTTCCATGACGTCAACCGCTTTGGCATACTGCGGGTCGCTCGCAGCCATCTGCATGATAGCGTTTTTAATGTCCATATTACCCTCTGCACCAAGCATGTGAATGATAATCTTCGGCTAGAAAACCGTAAATGTGCAGGTCGTCATCAACGAATGCGCTGCGCATAACACCTTCTAGCTTGAATCCTAAATGCTCAATGAATTGTTTACATACCTCATTCTTTCCTCGAACCAAAGCGGTAACACGCGCAGCTCGTAACATTTTGAATGCGTATGAAAAAACCTCATTAAACAAAGTGATCGTCGCTTTGGGGGTCGCCCACCGGGGTTCCCCTGCGATATTAAGGTCTACGTTACGTGGGGTAAAGTTGCTAAACACCACCACACATTTGAAATCACCTTCATCATCAACTAACGACATGGCTCTGAACAACGTAGGTGCAGCTGCAACGTCAAGGCGCTCACGCGCCCAAACTTCCGCTTCTTCCTCTCGTTCAAAACCAATAAACTTCATTACTCTAACACCTGACAAAATCTCTCCGCCCACTCGCGCCAGTTGTCAAAACTATACGGCACTGGGAAATTCTCACGCAACGTCATGTTGTTCAAAAACTGCATTGCCCAGTTTTGCCATTGGTCTTCTATGTCTAAACGGCCAAACGCACCATACGGATCCAAGTCGAGCGCGATTTGGTCTGCCCAATCTCGCAGCGACATACCCGTCGGTAGAGTGACGCGAATGCTCATCCCAACACCGTCTTGTCTCCGGTCGAAATGTGACCGATGATCTGACCCATTTGGTAATTACCGTAAACCGCGTTGCTTTCAAACCGCACTCGCAGTTCGCGGCGCTGCTCTTTGAGCATAACAATCTGCTGCTGAGGCTCAGTAATATCGTTTGGATCAACAAACGTAAAGATACTACTGAAGACTTCTGGGGCACGAGCGTTAGCGCGACCCGTAACCTGCACGGTCATGGGGCCGTTCTGCACGAAGTCCGGTTCAATCCGGGTGATTCGCACATACTCATTTTTACCCTGAACCACAGACGACAAATCGGCGGTTTCAAAGAAAGAGCGGATTGGGTTGATGTTAGGGCCGTCAATTTCATCAACACCCTGCTCTTGAACCCAGACGCGGTAATCGTTGCCAACCCCTTCAACTCCGGTCAAGATAGGCGCGGCGAATGAGTTATTGAACGAACCTGCTGAGCGACCCAGATTGGGTAGTTCAGTATCGTACCAAGTGTTCTCACGCACGTTGTAAACGACGGCATGGGTGCACTCGATAGCGTCACCTCGCGGGTAGCACCACCACACCTCACCGTAGCGCGGCACTTTGAAAGCGAACACTTTGGTGCTTTCCCGAGGGTTTATACCATCAAAGAAGTAGTTCAGGTTCATCTGGTTAGGCACTTCACGCACCACACCGTTGAACATCATGAACCGGTCTGTACCGCACCAAAAGAACACACCATCGTAATCTACGACGCAGTTTTCAGAAATAATTGACGTGTCAGTCGCGACCACGTCAAACTGAAAAACATTAGCGCCGCCGGTAAATGTAGCGCGAATTACGGCGTCGTAAGCCCAAAAGATACCAGCGGGGGCGCTACCTGAACCTGCACGCAGAGGTAGACCCTTGATGATCTTTTGACCCCAAACGCGAGCTAAACCAGCGCCGTTGGCAAAATCGGTCAGGTTAGTGGGTTCACCCGGCTTACTCCAACCGATGATACCGTCCGTACCATAGTAGAACAAATACGGGTGTAACGATACGATACCGCCAGTGACGTTTGCGTCTGCCGGTAGTTTGACAGATTTGAGCAGCCCGGTACCCAACACCTCGCCAAAGAATATCTGCCCATCAACGTCGTTGCAGATGCAATCCATGTTAGGCGCAACGTGCGCGATAAGATAGTTTTGGTTCGTGGAAGAATCGTACTGATAGTCAAACATCCACATATTGTAATTGTCAACTATGAGGGCATCCGAACCGCCGCTCATGTTAGTTTTGGTCGTCGTGAGAGTAGTCGCACTAACGATGATGTTACCGTTAGAGGCGGATCCAGCAGCCGAAGCTGTAATGTTAACAGTCGCGCCGACCGCAACCGCCGTGTAATTCGGGACGGACGTGTGCGCAGTGATGTTTGCCGCAACCGCAGTGGCCGTAGCCGCCAAACTGGTGGCATAGCTAACCGGAGCAGACATAATAGATACACCGTCAACGGTGATATCATTAATAGACCCGGCAGCGCCGCTCGTCAATGTTACGGAGCCTGTGGCGGTCGCAGCTACCGGGGTGCGACCTGTAACAATAGAACTGTTACCGGTAGCGTCAATGGTGAACCGCTCAAGAGTGCTTCTACCGCCAGAGTGGCAGTAAATAAAGTTCATCTGCGTGAAGTTAGCGAACCCCCGGCTGATCTCTTGCAGATATTTCTGAGTCGCCTTGTAGCCGCCCATTTTGCGCGGCAGACCGCGCTGCCAGCGAACCCACTGGCCGTCAGTGTAAAAGTCCCCTTCGAACTTAGTCCCATCCCGCTTAATGCCGGGATTAGATTTCAGAACGATCGTGGTATCAGGCATTAGAACGAGCCTCCGTTAACCGCACCAGCGGGAAGCGCACCCAGCGCCGCATAAGCTGCTGCCCCGTCAACAGCGGTGAACACGCCGATACCGACCGAAGTGCCGCCCAAGTTAATGAGCGCCGCCCCGGCAGTGGTCGCCCCGGTACCACCCTGAGAAACGTCTAGAGGGATAGAGACGCCAGAAGTGTCAGCATCCAGCACGTCGGTACCGTCGCAATACAAGATTGCTCTCTGGCCACTAGCGATGCTGACGCCGAGACCGGCAGAAGTCTTGATAGTGAAAGTGTATGATCCCGTCGTGCGGTTGTCAACCCAGTATTGCTGCACCGTGGCGGGCACAATGATGTTACGGTTACCGGTGAGCAACCCCGTAAACCGGTATGCTACGCGGTTCAACTCTGTGCCGGTCAACGCATAATTACCCGTACCGGGCACGTTGATCACGGTATAGTCAAAAGCAAAAGTTGCTGACTGGCCGAAACCGATCGTGTAGAAGTTAGCCCCGTCACAAGCGATGATGGCGGACTCGCCGGGTTGAAAACTCAGAAACGGCGCGCCGTTAATACTAGTGACACCCGGAGCGTCAGCTGACACCGCCCCTGTACCCGAGTTGCGCAGGTAAACGAACCAGTTATTAGCGATGATAACCGGGTCTGGTAGCGTGAAGGTTCCTGCTGCTCCCGTCCAGTTAAACATTCTAGCGCGGTCGGCCAACGTCGTCGTGTAGTTAGAATTGAACTCCGTCACCGGCACAGATTGGCTGAGCAGCGCGCCCGTAGCGACGATACCCGTACCGGCCAGCGCCGAAGCGTTAGCGGTAGAAGTTGTGGCACCGTATTGTAGGATGTTCCAAGAGCCGCCTTCGGTCGTGTTGTTTGTCAGGTAGACCTGCCAAACTGTACCGCTCGCAATTGATACGACCTGCACCCCCACAGCGTTCTTGACGATGAATGTGGAGGAACCCCGGTTGTTAAACAGGATAGTCTCGCCGGTACCCGCCTTCATCGCATCGGGCAGGAAGATGCTCAACCCGGCGGTAGACGGGGTGACGTCTATAATGCGAGTCGCTAAGTTGTTGCTAGCAGAAGTTTCTTCAGGCCAGCTGAGTACGACATCAACGGTTAGCGTAATCGCACTGTAGCTAATTTCAGAAGGATAGATGTTCGCGCCGCCAAAGACGCCAGTGTAAACTGTCATTATGCTTCACTCCGGTTTGCCGAGCGATCCAAGATACGCTTGAGGTCTTCACCGTTCAAGGCTTGCGCGGCACGATCGTACATGGCTTGCCACAATTGAACACGCTCATCGCTCTTCAAGAATGGGGTTGCCTCGAGCAACGTCGCGTAAAGCAGCAGATCAGGTGCGTACTCAGTGAGCCAGTTCGTCTGGAAATCATCGCCTAGGAACCGGGGCTGCTCGTAGTACAAAATTTCAAGGGTCTGCGCCGTCGCCGGGGGAGGCGTAATCAGCCAGTGCTGGTAATCGTAGTCGGCGTAAAACTGTGGTGTCGCAGTGGAGGCTTCATCAGGCCAGTAACTGCGGCAATACTCGTAAGAACGGGCGAAAATCGGGTTGTTGTCAACGGTCATGCTGACGGTGTCGCGCCAGCGGTCTGGCTTCATGTAGACTGCTACCCCGGCCTGCAACGGGGTCTGCACTGCGCGGATGAAGCCTTGAATCTTCAATTCACGAGCGATACGGCGCTCGCCTAGCGTCACTAAGCGAGGTAACTGGTCATAAACGATCTGGTCGCTCTCTTGAGTGAAACCTCGCTCAAGGTAACGACGCACGTCTACCAGCAAGCTGTCGTACGTCATGCTGTAGCTCATAAATACTCCGATGGTATTAGCAGCTGATTCAGCATGCGCCTGTGTGTTGAATTATAGGCTTGAAAGGTGCCAAAAGGCAACTCATTTCAGTACCTAGCGAACGAAACAATCACAACCTTAGGATTCAGTCCCTTCAGAGCGATTGGTTTGGGCAGTCATTCTCGCAGAGGCACACCCACTTAGAATTGTGTTTTTCTACCTCTTTAACGGTTTCGACGCTGTCTCTGGCAGTGTCATAGCTAAGGGGTTTAGCTATGCGGCAGTAATCACTGATCACCACTGGAGCGGTCGAACCGGTTGCGCAGCCGCTTGTCACGCACAATGTCAGAAGCGGCAACAACAGTTTCGGCTTTTTTAACACGGGATTCAACCTCCTTGACGGCGTCCAATGCAGCCTCTTTGCGTCCCTGCTCGATGAGCTGCTTCTGTTTACACCACGTAAGTGTGGTAGAAAGAACGCTCAGCAGGGACGCAAAAAGTTTCACGTCAAGGCTTCTTTTCAGCCAAGACGATCGCAGCCAGACCCGCAACCGCCATAACTACAGCAGCCGCAGCTTGATACAACGGTTCAGCGATGCCTACTGCGGCAGCAAGACCAGAGAAACCAGCGTAAGTGCTGGGTTCACGCAAACGATTTAGAATGAAATCAACCATATAAACTCCTATCCTTCATTAGTAGAAACAACGCCCCCTCGCATTTGAACCGGGGCACCATACACGGGGACACCTTTTGGCCAACGTGTAGCTATGCATCTCGACTTTGCCAGCATCATAACATTCACGCTGTTCTGCTGGTTACCGCCGAGAACATGATAATACAACGGATCTTCTCCGACGTAGAACCCTACGTGGCCACCACCATCACGTGAGAAGACAAGGATGGCACCGGGCGCAAGTCGGGAGGAACGTAGCAAAGAGCCGTAGTCTCCCCAGACCCGCGCACGATACCATTCTTTAGGTACGGGTTGATCAGAAGCCCGGAGGCAATGAGCAACAAAAGTTCCGCACCACGGCGTCTCGTCATCTTTCCACCAAGCACCCAGCGAGATACCCCAGTTCACAATCTTAGAATTGTGACGCTTACCGGGGATCTCCCGTAGCCCGATGTGTTTTCGGGCTTCAATGAGCCATGGTGGTTCGATCACGGCCACCCTCAATGTTTGGTACTGGCCTCCGACGCTGCGTAGACGCCGGAGAAACAATACGCGCCAAAATGCCCAAGCTCGCACCATGGCGCGGCCCAGACCGTTCCTTTATATTTACGATATTCGTGGCAGAAATGATAGTCCTCGGACAGCAGTTGCCCATCCGTTACGCCAACTTGAAAAAAGTCGTAGACGGGTTGATTGTCTGGAATGCTCGACCCGCCGTTCGTGTACGTCTGGGTGTGTGGCGCAAGGTCTTCAAACACATCGCGGCGGATCAGCATAAAGCCGGTGCCGATGTGCTTGACCTGAAACGGCTCGTTTGCGTTGACCATGTCGTGGCCGTCGAGCTTGTTGAGGTTAAAGATGCCCGACAGTGTGGCGAGGTTTTTGTGGCCCAGCACCGCACCCTGACGCACCCGGTCCCAGTTCATGCCCTTCATTGGCACCGGGCCACCGATGATGCCCTTGTCGGCCTTAATCATCAGGGCGATGTCGTTCGCCCGGAAACGCTGGTCGGCGTCAATGAACATCAGGTGGGTGGCGTCAGGGATCGCGAGGAAGTGGTGGGCGATGGTGTTGCGCCCACGCTGGATCAGGCTCTCATTGCCGAGGAAGATGCAGGTCAGTTTGATGTCGTACTGCATACACGCCTCCTTGAGAGCCAGAAGGCTCTGCGTGTATTCGGTGCACATCATGCCCCCGTAGCAGGGCGTGCCGATGACGAGGTGCATCACTCACCTGTGATCTGGGGGACGTTCGTCAGGCTCTGGCGGTCGAGCAGGCTGAAGCCGCGATAGGCGGCGAACTTGGCGGGATCGTCTGCCCACTTGTCGGCGCACGCCTCAAGCCACTGGACGGTCATCTCGTGCGTGGGGGCCTTGCCCTGACTGATGAGTTCGTTCTCGAGGCTAAGGTAGGCAAAGACCTCGGCCTGCGCCTGCGCGGCGTTGATGCCCAGATCAAAGAGGTAGATCATGTTGCCTTCGTCAATCACGCCGTTGCGGCTGCGGGCGGCGTTGAGGCCCTGCTTCATGCAGGTCATGATGTGGTAGCGGCACTCTTCCCGCTCGTAGTCTTCCTCGGTGATCTCGTCCCGGCCAATCTTCTCCAGCAGTTGCTTGTGCTGATTGGCAAAGAAGTTCATCTTGCGAAGTGCGCCGTTGACGTGGTTCTGGGTGCCGTCCAGTTGGCTCTGGATTTCGAGGATTTCGATCTCCAGCATCTCAATGTCCAGCAGGTCAGTCGCGGCCTCAAGCTCGGCTTCTTTGCGCTTCAGCTCAACCTGCTTCTTGCGCATGCTGATGTAGGCTTCCTGCAAGGCGGCGCGTGTGCGATCGATCTCAGCCAGTGTGTGCTTGATGCTGCGGATCGGCGTGATGGCCGTAACGTCCAGAGCCACCTGCATAAACTGCGAGTGGCTCTTGTGGAAGTTGCTGGTGTCCCGCACGATAGCTGGCATCCGCTCTTGGATGTTGGCCAGCATCGACGAGTATTCAGGCCTCGTTGCAGGCAAAGCCGAAGTCATGTTGGAAAGTACGATGTCGTTCATTACAGTGCTCCTTGTGTTAAACGGCTGGGTCATAGGCCACCGTGGGCGTTAGAACAACCTGCGGATTGGCTGATTGCCGCACTCAAATCACCAAAATCAGTTGCGTTACCAATTGATGCGATAGTGACGTAATCAATTGTGTTAACCCTCACTCCAGACGTATTTTCGCCACCGGCAAAAATGGCTGTTGTGGACGATGAGGCCGCTGCCAATTGCGCTCTGGCCACCGTAAGATCACCAAAGTCAATTGCGTTGCCGGTGGAGGCAATCGTGATGTAATCGATGATATTGCTATTAGAGGTAAAGCCACTACCGGCACTAGTTCGGCCCCCAGCAAACAATCCTCGCGTCGAAGACGAGCAACTTGTCAAGAAAAACCGAGCGACGGAGAGATTGCCAAAACTAATGGCGTTTCCGGTTGTCGCAATCGTCACGTACCCAATGCTTACATAGGCATTAGAACCATCATACCCACCGGCATAAGTAGCGCGCGTTGTAGAGGCGCAGGCTGCTAAATAGGCATTTACAACGGTTGTATCACCAAAATCTGTCGCATTGCCTGTGGTGGCGATGGTTACGTAGTCAATGACGTTCATGAAACCGGGGCCGGTAGACGCATTATATCCAGCAAACGATAAGCCGCGCGTTTCATTAGAAGCCCCGCCGAGACCGATCCGCCCATTTGCAGTGAGGGTTCCAAACGTCGTTGCGTTACCAAGCGAAGCAATGGTTACGTAGTCGATGACGTTCTTGAAAATGTTCCCATATTCGCCGCCGGAAAACACGCCTCTGGTTGAGGAGGCGAATGCGGTAAGTTCGTATCGGGCCGTAGTTAGTTGCCCGAAGAAGTAAGCATCCCCAGTCGTGGCGATGTTCACATACTGGATACCTGCCTGAGTGACGCCCCCCGGTGTCGCAGCCCCGCCACCAAACAACGCCATAGCCGCGCTGGTCGGTGTGGGTTGGACGGCGGATGCGGCACCGGAGCAGGCTCCCGCGTAATTGCGGGCTACAGTCAGGTCACCAAAGTCAATCGCATTTCCGGTAGATGCGATAGTGATATACTGAATTACGTTGGTGGGCCCTTGGTTGCCGCCAAACACGCCGCGAGTGCTAGAGGCGCATCCAACTACGCCATTTGTTAAGACGAGCAAATCACCAAAATCAATCGCATTTCCGGTAGATGCAATCGTTACGTAATCAATTACATTAAGGTTTACTACGCCGTCGTTGCCGCCAGCCCAAACGCCTCGAGTTTCAGAAGCGCAAGAGCCCAACCCTCCTCTGGCAACCGTCAAAGTTCCAAAAGAAGTTGAATTTCCTGTAGATGCAATCGTAAAATAATTGATTGCGGTTGTGTAGCTTGTCGTAAATCCGCCGCCAAACAACCCTCGCGTGGACGAGGAACATCCTGCTAGAATGTAATTCGCCGCTGACAGATTACCAAAAGAAACATCATTCCCAGTTGAGGCAATTGTGATGTACGTTGTAACGGCGGTTGCAGAAGCGGCAAGGCCCCCGCCGAACAACCCTCTTATATTGTTGGAACAAGAGGCAAGGAACTGAACGGCTGCTGTAAGATCACCAAAATCTATGGCGTTGCCCGCCGACGCGATGGTTACATAGTCGATGACGTTAACTATACCGCCCGATGTCCCCCCACCAAACACGCCACGGGTTGAAGATGAGCAGCCCGCAAGGTTATTCCTGCTTACCGTCAAATCACCAAAGTCCGTTGCGTTAGACGTTGTGGCGATATTGATCTGGTCGATGACGTTGCTCGCCGATCCAGTGTTACCACCACCAAACAGCCCAATCGGCGCGAGGTTCCCTTGCGTCGGCCACAGCCCCTGCTTCGTCCAGAAGGCCGCCTCGGCCAGCGTCCAAACGCCGGGAGCCGCGCCGTTCTGGAACGGGCCAGCGGGCGTGACGGGTGTTTTGCGGATCAAGCCGCCGGGCCAATTAGACACGTTATAGTCCTCCGTGGCTGTCAGAGCAGGCGGCGGGCTGCCTATTTGCAGAAATAAGATCGCCAAAGTCTGTTGCGTTGCCAGTGGTTGCAATCGTCACAAATTGAATGGTGTTTCCGTCACTGCCTTCTTCGCCGCCTGCAAACAGCCCCCGCAAAGTTGAGGAACACGAGGTCAAGTTTCTTTGCGCA